CAAGGTTTCTCTCACATGTCGCCGGCCCTGCGAACAACAGTGCCAGCGCGTGGGAGGGTGAACCCCCGTATTCCGCGCGCATCGTCGATGGGAATGAACTGCCCCTCCCGGTCCAACTTCTCACGCCACCAACCAAGGGCCGAAGCCCAAGAAGAGCGCGTCGAGAACTGGTGTGGACCAGGAGGGGGGAGCTTCAACTTCCCTGGTTTCATTGCTTTTGGTGTACACGGTCGATAACCTCCTCCGAGCGCCCAGTACAAGCCGTGCGACACGCGAGACACGTGCGCACGAAGCACTCGGTTTGTAACGAAGCATGTACCCTCGGGGGGCGCCATATCGGAGAACACCTGATCTCCGGTATAGCCACCCTCGAACATGCTCCGCACACTCTCGAACTTCCGAGGGTCAGAAGGAGAGTAGAAGATATCGACACGTGTACAGAACTTGGAAGGGTCAGCTCCTCCAAAGAGGAGTGTGTAAAGTTGCGCGCGTACAACCTTCGGGACGTCACGCATCCCCTTGCTGGGATGGCCAAGCCCACCGAGAGCCACTGGGAGCTCGGGGGGGCGCCGAAGTTTGCGAGCCTTGGCGCGCACTCCTTTACACAGGACTCGGGCTACACGCCGCAGTGCCTTCCACTGCGGGGCAAAGTAGTTGCCCTTGTCCATGACCCCATTACCGTCTTTCATGTACTGCTTGAGAGGATACGGATTGAACACTTCTGCCGGGTCACCAAGTCCGAAGACTTCGCAGAACGTCCAACCCTTCTTTCCATAGAAGGACTTCCTATCATGCAGTCCAGAACCAACGCCTTCTACTCGGAGGCGATAGTTCCCAACCTGATAAGGTCTTGTGACAGACAAAACATCGTCCCCACAGAGGACGGTGTTCGGACCCAGAGCTTCACAACACCAGCCGTTGATTATGGAAAGGATCGTGAACGACAACGGAGTGCCCATAAGGCATCCCCTCTCCATGGGGACACGAACACGATCCCTTTCCTCACCACAAACAACGGCGTTCTTCAGGTTGGTGACCTCCTGCCAGTCTCTTTCGGTGAAAGACTTCTTACGGTACTCTACATGATGCTTGTGACCTGGAACAACGCCAAGGGATTGTCCAGCACACTCGAGGAGAGCCGGGTGGAGCCCCGCTCGACCCATGCCTCGGAGAACGGCACGGATAGCATCATGAGAGAAACCGTCAGTCGCCTTTGTCAAATCAGCGCTCAAATAAGCCTGA